ACGCCTTCTTATCCTTCTGGTCATACAGTGCAACCATATGTTGTTGCAAATTTCTACGGCAAGAAATATCCTGCACACAAGAAGAAATTAAGAATCATGGCAGACAAGACTGCATATGGTCGTGTGAATGCAGGATTACATTTCCCTATGGATTATAGTGCAGGTGTAAAACTTGCAGACAGTTTAAATGACTACTTAGATTTTGATTATGAGTTAAGTGAAGATGCACCAGTGAACGCTACAGGAAGTGCCGTATCTACAGACACACCTTTAGTTAGAAGTAGAAGTAAATATCTAAAGAAAAATAAGAAAGATACTGAAAAAATCTACACAAGAATACTCAAAAGATACGACTAATATATGTTTAAATTTTTAAATTGGCTCGCCCTATTTACATCAGTGGGCATTGCAGGTATAGCTGCTTACTTTTCTATCATAGGTATGGCAACTATATTTGCAGGTGCTTATATCGGTACTGTAGTCATGATGACCGCATTAGAAGTTGGCAAGTTGGTCACGGCAGCTTTTCTACATCTTGCGTGGGACAAATTAAACTACATGAAATATTATCTTGTTACGGCAGTAGGTGTCTTGATGTTGATTACATCACTAGGTATATTTGGGTATCTATCAAAGGCAAACATAGAGACAACACTTGTGGGTGATTCATATACATTAGAGATGTCTATCATTGACAAGAGAATAGAGTCAAAAGAATCACAATTGACAAGACTAGAAGATAGAGTTGCAAATCTAGACAACATCATAGATACTGCAAGACCACAAGATAGAAACTATATCGATAGAAGACAACAAGACGAGAGACAAGAAATCGCAAATGATATTGACATAATAGTAGACGATATAGTAAAATTAAACGAAGACAAATTACCATTACAAAGATTACAAATAGAACAAGAAGCGGAGATTGGTCCGATCAAATATGTAGCAGAAGTTATATATGGTCAAGATGAGTCTGTCAAGTACCTTGACAACGCCGTGAGGTGGGTGATATATGCACTTATATTTGTGTTTGACCCATTAGCGGTGTTATTACTAGTATCTTCTACAGGTTTGATTGCAAGAAGAATCGAACAAGACAAACCTAAAGTTGTAGAAAACAGATATGTCATACAGGTACCTAAGAATAAACTCAAAAATATAAACAAAAAAGACTTGTAAATCCTTTTATCACACAGTATAATAGATGTAATGCTGTGGTTAGAAAGAAAATATTTATCTATGGTCATGTCGAATCTCGACAGGGCTAAATGGGTCAATGAGAATACACTCAATCATAGATGTTGTTATTGTGGTGACTCACAAAAAAATGTTTACAAAGCCAGAGGTTATCACTTTGTAAAAGAACAATCTTTCATATACAAGTGTCATAACTGTAGTAAAACAACATCAAGTGTAAACTTTATAAAAGAGAATTTTCCTACTATACATAAAGAGTACCTTAAAGAATTTCTTTCAGAGAAAGGTCATAAACCTAAGAAAAAAATGTTGTCGAGTGACAAATTTAAGTTTACTCCGAGAACAGAAATTCTAAATAAAAAAGATAACAGTCTAAAGGCAGTTGCTTTTCCTGTATCAGAGAAATCAGAGGCAAGAAACTATCTGTTAGATAGAAAGATACCTGAATTTAAGATGCAAGATATGTGGTTTGTGCCACAAGCACAGACATTACATCTACTATCTGATAAGTATAAAGATAGAGTATTAGGCAACGACCCTAGAATTGTTTTGCCATTCTATAATGAGAATGGGGACTTAATTGGTCTAACAGGCAGAGCGATAAACGATTCGCCATTGCGATACTTGACCATGAGATTCCGAGATGATGTTCCACTCATCTACAACTTTAACAATGTGGACAGGTCAAAGACAATCTATGTGACAGAGGGACCTATAGATAGTCTATTCCTTCCGAATGCAATTGCAGTTGCAGGAAGTGATTTTAAGAAAATACCAGAAGATATAAAAGATCAAGTAATACTTATCTATGACAATGAGCCACGAAACAAAGAGATAATTAAAAAAATCGAAGAAGTTATTAGACTTGGTTATCGTGTGTGTATTTGGAATGATAAAAGAATAAAAGATTGTAAAGATATTAACGACATGATTATGAGTGGGTTAAGTGAAAGCGAAGTGTTAGAAATCATCAATCGTAATACAGTTCAAGGTCTCTCAGCAAAATTACAATTGGTGGAGTATAAGAAGATATGAATTCAGAAATTAAAGTAGTAAAGTCAGACGGTTCAAAAGTCAATATTGATCTAGACAAAATACATAGAATGGTCGAAAAGGCATGTAGAGGCATCACAGGTGTATCTGAGTCTTCTGTAGAGATGAATAGTGGTCTACAGTTCTATGATGGTATAACAACACAAGAAATACAAAAGATACTTGTCAAAAGTGCAAGTGATCTGATTAGTTTAGAATCACCTAACTATCAGTTTGTTGCATCTAGATTATTATTGTTTGCAATACAGAAACAAGTATTCAACACAAAGTGGAAAGATAGTGAAATATATCCACATATCAAAGACATTCTAAAAAGAAACATAGATGCAGGTCTCTACACAAAAGATTTAAGAAAACATTATACAGATGAAGAACTAGACAAGATAGATTCATATCTAAGACATAGTAGAGATACAGAATTCACATATGCAGGTCTACAACAAGTAGTAGATAAGTATCTAGTTCAAGACAGATCAACAAACAAGATATTCGAAACACCACAATTCATGTATATGTTAATTGCAATGACATTGTTTATGAGATATGACAACGGTGAAAGACTAGATTATGTGAAAAGATATTATGATGCGATATCTACTTTTAAAATTAACATACCAACACCTATCATGGCAGGTGTAAGAACACCACTAAAACAATTTGCATCATGTGTTCTAGTAGATAGTGACGATACATTAGATTCATTATTTGCAAGTGATATGGCGATTGGTAGATATGTAGCTCAAAGGGCGGGGATAGGAATAAATGCAGGAAGAATACGAGGACTTGGAAGTAGAATTAGAGGAGGTGAGGTTCAACATACTGGAGTTATACCATTCCTTAAAAAGTTTGAATCAACAGTTAGATGTTGCACACAAAATGGTGTCAGAGGCGGAAGTGCAACTGTTCACTTTCCTATATGGCACCAAGAAATCGAAGACATCATTGTTCTCAAAAATAACAAAGGCACTGAGGATAACAGAGTAAGAAAACTAGATTACAGTATACAATTATCAGAACTGTTCTATAAAAGATTTCTTGCAAATGAAGATATCACATTGTTTAGTCCTCATGATGTGCCTGATTTGTATCATGCATTCGGAACACCAGAGTTTGACGAGATGTATGAAAAATACGAGAGAGCAACTTCGATAAGAAAATCAAAAGTAAGTGCAAGAGAATTATTTACCAATCTATTGAAAGAGAGAGCGGAGACTGGCAGAATCTATATCATGAATATAGACCATAGTAATTCTCATAGTAGTTTTCTTGACAAAGTAAACATGAGTAATCTTTGTCAAGAGATTACTTTACCGACAGACCCGATACAACATATCGATGGTGACGGTGAGATTGCACTATGCATATTAAGTGCAGTAAATGTGGGTATTATTAAAGACGAAGAGTTTGAAGACATTTGTGATCTCGCAGTAAGAGGTCTAGACGAACTGATAGATTATCAAGAATATCCAGTATCAGCCGCTCAGAAATCAACAATTGCAAGAAGAAGTCTAGGTATAGGATATATTGGTCTTGCACATTATCTTGCGAAAAACAGAGTAAAATATAGTGACCAAGACGCCTGGAGTCTCGTCCATGAACTTACGGAGAAGTTTCAGTATCATCTACTTAACTCTTCTATGAACTTGGCAAAAGAAAAAGGCGCATGTTCATACTTTCATAGAACTAAGTATTCACAAGGTATTCTGCCTATTGATACATACAAAAAAGATGTTGATGAGATTACACCAAACAATCTAGTGTGTGATTGGGAGAAACTAAGACAAGACATATTAGATTATGGTCTTAGACACTCTACACTTACTGCACAAATGCCAAGTGA